ACAGAAATAAAAAAGCAAAGAGGGACTCTAAGAAAAGATAGAGCTAACCCTAACGAACCTGAATTACCTTCAGTTGTTCCTGCTGTACCAACCTGGTTAAGCGAGGATGGACAAAAGACTTTCCTAGAGTTAGGCGAGTTACTTCACGATATGTCTGTTCTGACTAACGCTGATGCACTAGCCTTAGAATTACTTTGTGACGCTTACAGCGAATATAAGGCAGCTAAGCAAGTCGTAAACGAGTTAGGTGTAACTGATGTACAGATTTCTAGGGAAGGTAACGCTAAGACAGTTATACGACCTGAAGTACAAATCGCTAACCAATCTTTTGTTAGAGTCTTTCAGCTCTTAAAAGAATTTGGTCTAACTCCTTCGAGTAGGGCTAAGGTAAATTCAATCGAGAAGCAAGCACAAACCCCCGACATCAAAATAGAAAACTTCTTCAACAACGATGAATAACCTACAGAACATAGATGAGTCCAAGTGGTACTTCGATGAGAAGAGTGCCAAGAGAGCTGTGGACTTTATCGAAATGTTTTGTCAGCACGTAAAGGGAGATTTAGCAGGACAGAAGTTTATACTGGAAGAGTGGCAAAAGGTTGACATTATACGCCCTTTATTCGGTTGGAAGTCTAAGAAAACTAACCTCAGAAAGTTTCGCCAATGCTTTGTGTTTATTCCTCGTAAAAACGGTAAGACAAACCTAATGGTAGGTATCGCACTCTATATGCTTTTCTCTGATGGAGAGAAGGGTGCGGAGATTGTATCGGCTGCTGCTGACAAAGAACAAGCTAGGTTATCGTTCTCTATCGCAAAGCAAATGGTTTTGCAAAATCCTGAGTTACTTAAACGAGCAGGTACTTACAGAGATTCAATCACTTACGATAAGGTTGGATCGTACTACAAAGTAATCTCAGCAGACGCAGATACTAAGCACGGACTAAACCTCTCTTGTTGTTTACTTGATGAGATACACTCTCACAAAAACAGAGATTTATATGATGTTTTACTTACTTCTATGGGAGCAAGGAAAGAACCTCTTATGCTTGGTATTACCACGGCAGGTGCAGGTCATCAAAAGGACCACATTTGTAAAGAGCTTTACGACTATGCTAAGAAACTTATCGAAGGCTCTATCCAAGACGACTCGTTCTTAGGCGTTGTGTACGAAGCAGATAAAAACGATGACATCTTTGACGTTGAGGTTCAAAAGAAAGCCAATCCAGGCTTCGGTACGATTATCACCGAAGAGTATATGCAACAGCAATCGGTAAAGGCAAAAAATGAGCCTTCCTACGAAAACACGTTCCGTAGACTCCACCTAAACCAATGGGTAGCAAACGAAACCAAATTTATAAGTGACGACAAGTGGATGGAGGGAGGTGTTCCTGTAGACGCAAGACGATTAGAGGGCAAACCTTGTTACGCAGGACTCGATTTAGCATCGACTCGTGACATTACTTGTCTATCACTTATGTTCCCTGACAACAACGATGGGTACGATATTATTCCGTTTTTCTTTATTCCCGAAGAGAACGCTTACAAACGATCCGAACGAGATAAAGTAGACTACCTGAAGTGGCACAGAGAGGGTCACGTTATCTTTACTCCTGGTGACGTTTGCGATTACAACTACATCAAGCAAAAGATACGTGACTTGAGCGAGATATACGATATTCAAATGATAGCTTATGACAGATGGAACGCTTCACAAATCGTAATCGACCTTACAGAAGAGGGTTGTCCAATGATACCTGTTGGTCAAGGTTATCGGACTATGTCGCCTGCAACAAAAGAGTTCGAAACTTTAGTGCTTGGAGGAAACATTCGTCACGCAGGAAATCCTGTACTTAGGTGGATGATGTCAAACATCGTACTTACCCAAGACCCCGCAGGTAACGTAAAACCGAACAAAGCCAAATCTAACGACAAGATTGATGGTATCGTTTCGTGTCTAATGGCTTTAAGCGAAGCAATGAAAAACAAAAATAGTGGAACAGGTTATGATGACAAGGAGATATTCTTTATCTAAAGGCGAAATTATCAAACTACATCAAGGTAGTGTTAGAGCGATTTGCTCTAGTGTTTTGGCTAACAACAAGGATTATCACCTTTTAGACGACTTAGTCCAAGATATTAACCTTATTTTGCTTTCACAAATGAGTGAAACTATCGAGTCTTTACACGAAACAAATCAAATAGAGTATTTCGTGGCTCGTGTGGTCGTTAATCAAGTCTTGTCTACATCTAGCCCCTTTCACACGACTTATCGTCTTAAACAGCCTAAAACACCCCTTAAAAGCGATGATTACGATTCACTTCCTGACCGACTTTGGCAAGAGATATTCAAATTAGACAGCCAAAAAGCAAAAGATATTGTGTATTTAAGGTTCGAATATGGGCTAAAAATACAAGAAATAGCTAAAATTAAAGGGTGTAGTATCCGCTATATACATAAGGTTTTAGAGCGTTCTTTAAAAAAAATCAAAAATAATTCGAAAAATTAGTTCACATTTTAGGTGTTTTTACTATTTATAGATGTATAGTTTTTCATAAAATCAGACAATTTGGGAATATTTGACTTTTTTACTACAAGAAAACAACCTCTTAAACAAGAGGAAAGAGGTCTTTACGGACAGACTATACTAGGACCAACTTTCGGTTCACAATCAGGCGAAAACGTATCTAAAGAACAAGCAATGCGAATAGCAGCGGTTTGGTCTTGCGTTAGAGTCTTGTCAGAAACAATCGCTTCACTTCCAATATCGGAACACGAAATTGACCTTGAAACTGGCAATAAGAAAAAATTAAACTCCCCCCTAACTGATTTAATAGGTAAACAACCTTCTCCTTTATTCAATTCTTTTATGTTCTTCGAGCGTATGCTAGTTGACTTGAGCTTAGATGGAAACTTCTACGCTTACATCGAAAGAAACGGAGCAGGTTTACCTATTGGATTGCACCCTATCCAATGCGTTGATGTAGATATTTATATGTCACCTGATGGTAGAAGTGTATATTACGAGATAAATCAAAACAACACTAATTTCGTTTACCCTTATACAGGCAGAGTAAACGCAATCGATATGATTCATTGTAAAGGTATTTCTCTTGATGGTATCGAGGGACAATCGCCTATTGAGTCACAAGCAAATACTTTAGGAATATCTTTAGCCTTAAACCACCACGCAGGTTCATTCTTTAAGAACGGTGCGTCTGTGGGAGGTATTCTTAAACACCCTGGGACTCTCAAGCCCGAAACAGCTAAACGTCTTAGAGAATCTTGGTCTAACAACTACGGTGGATCGGCTAACACAGGTAAGACAGCTATACTTGAAGAAGGTATGGACTTTATGCCTAAGATGTTACCGAACAATCAAGCACAGTTCTTAGAGTCAAGACAATTTTCTATAAGTGAAATTGCTCGTATTTTTAGAGTACCGAACCACCTCATAAATGATTTATCTGCTGCTAGCTACAACAACATAGAAGCACAGCAAATAGACTTTGTGGTTCACACTATTACGCCTTACGTAAAAAGAATTGAAACTGAGTTGAACTCTAAGTTGATTCCTTTTAAAAAGCAAGGTACACAATACTTTAAGTTTAACCTAAACGCTTTACTTAGAGGTGATTCTAAATCACGAGCTGACTATTACAGAACTCTAGTAAACATTGGTGTGTTATCGCCTGATGAGGTACGTTCATTTGAGGATTTAAATCCAATGGGCGGAGAAAGCGAGAAAGTCTATATGCAATCTAATATGATGCCTTTAGACAAGTTAGGAGAAGATACATCTAGGGAAGTTATTAATAACAACATTACAGAAAATAACGAAGATGAAGATGAAGAATAATAATAAAGAAATTAGAGTGTACTCAAAAGCACTTGAGGTTCGTATGGAAGAAGATTCTGACGAAATCAAAGTGACAGGTTACGCTTCTTTGTTCGACCACGAAAGCAGAGATTTAGGCTTTAGAGAAGTTATCTCAAGAGGTGCGTTTGATGGTCGATTAGATGACAATGTAATTTTAACATTTAACCACGATATGAACGCTATCTTAGATAGAAATCACGGTGGTACGCTTAAATTGTCTGTAGATGATTTAGGTTTAAGATACGATGGTACGTTACCTAACACATCGGTTGGGCGAGATGTCGCTGAACTAATGCGTAGAGGTTTACTTTATGAATCTTCGTTTGCCTTTACGGTAGAGGATGACGAGTGGAGTAAAGATGGTGATGTAGCAAAGAGAAATATCAATAAGATCGGAAGGTTGTTTGATGTTTCGATTGTTGGTGTTGGGGCTTACTCCAATACTGATGTAGCTTTACGTTCTTTGGAAGAGTTTAACAACGAAACCGAAGAGGTTAAAGAGGAAGAGGTTATAGACCTTTCGAATATTAATTTATTAACTAATGAGTTAAAACTCAAAAGCAAACTTTAAAACAAATGAAAAATTCAGTTGAATTAAAGCAAGAAAGAGCAGGTTTCATTACAGAAGCTAACGAAATGCTTGAACTTTGCAAAAACGAAACTCGTAACTTTACTACTGAAGAGCAAGTATCTTACGATGAAAAAATGTCTAAAATAGACGAACTAAAAAAATCTATCGAAATGATCGAAAGACAAGAAAAATTAAACGCTGAGATTGCTTCTAAAGTAGTAGCACCAGTATCAAATGAGCCAAAAGAAGTAAGAAACTTCTCTTTCTTCAAGGCAATCAACGATTTCACTAACGGAAAGTTAGATGGAGTAGAGCGTGAAATGCACGAAGAAGCTGTAAACGAAGCTCGTTCAGCAGGTCGTTCAATAGATGGTTTAGGTATTCCTTCATTTATGTTGGAAACTCGTGCTGATGTAACACAAGGTCTTTCAGCTATTGCTCCTACAAACGTATTAGGATTTGCTGATGCAATGAGAGAAGCGTCTGTATTTAACAGAGTAGGTGCAAACATCCTAACAGGTTTAAGTGCTAACACAACTATTCCTGTAACAGGAGCATCTGCTGTGGCTTGGGCTGCGGAAAATGGTGCAGCAGCAGATGGTGGTGCTGAATTTGGTAAGGTTGAATTAAACCCTAAGCGTTTAGCTTCTTACGTAAACATCTCTAAGCAATTATTGCTACAAAACGGAGCAGCAGCAGAGCAAGCGATTGTTCGTGATTTAGGTCGTGCAACAGCTCAATATATGGACGCAACTTTATTTGCTACAGCAAATAGTGCATCAGGAGTACCTAGTTCTTTAGGTCAAATGGCTACTAGCGAAATTACTGAGTCAGCTTTTTCTCCCTTAGCTTCTATTATGTTAGACTTTGTTACTGCTGAAGCAAAATTAGCTGAAGTAGGCGGTCTTGAAGGAAATTTAGCTTATGTAGCTTCTCCTGCTTTAATGGCTCAACTTAAGCAATCAGCTCAAGTAGCAGCAGTAAATGCGGGTATGCAAGGTGCTTTAATTAACGGTTATCCTGCTTACTTTACTAATGGTTGTACTAAATCAGCAGGTGTATCAGCAGACTTCTTCTTCGGTGACTTCTCTAAATTATATATGGGAATGTTCGGTGGACTAGACATTATGGTTGATCCTTATACTGAAGCTGTAAACGGTCAAACTAAATTGGTACTTAACCAATATATGGACTGGGGTGTTTCTGATGGAGCAGGATTTGTTAAAGCAACTTCTTTATTAGCTTAATAAATAGTTTTTAATTAAAGGGAGTCCTTCGGGGCTTCCCTTTTTTAACCTTTTTCACTTTTAATCTATGTACTTAGACCCAAATTTAAACATACAAGGCGATTTAGTTTTAGTCGACAACCCTTCTACAAAGGTGGTGTCTTACGCTGATATTAAATCACAGCTACGTATTGACTCAAATGATGAGCAAAATTTGTTAGAAGCGTATATAGATGCTGCTACTGATATGGCTGAGAACTATTGTAATCGCCACTTCATAACACACCAATACAAACTTTACTTTAACGAGCAAGTAAATAAGGCTTCGTTAATATTTCCTAATTGCACTTTACATACTAATACTGACCCTGTAGAGAAACCTATTAATTGGGTAGATGAGAATGGAGCTGCTCAAAGCTCAGATAAGGCGTATATAGACGCTTTCTCTAACCCTTCCTTAGCTTACCTTAGTTCGGACTTTCCAGGCACTACGCTTAAGGATAATGCGGCTAATACGTTTTACTTTTGGTTCAACACAGGATATGGTGCGGGTAGTTCAGATGTACCTGAAGCGATTAAACAAGCTATCAAGTTAATTGTAGCTGATATGTATTACTTCAGAGAAGATAGAAAGCGTCAGTTTCCTATGGCTTCTCAAATATTATTACAACCTTATAAGTGTTATCACTAGATGGCGTTTATAAGTCAAATAAAGGCAGGTGACTTTAATGTTCGTGTGAAATTAAAATCGCTTTCAGCTACACAAGATGATTTCGGCGGTGTGACTAACGCTTACACACTCGAACATACTATGTGGGCTAATAAAAATGTTAAATCTCTTCGTGATGTCGAGGAGAAGTTCGAAGGTAACGAGCTACAATCTTACTCTAGGTTTGTGTACACAATCCGATATTCTTCGGAAACAAAAAACATAAAATCTAATTGGGTTTTAGAAGAAGTTGGTTCGGACAACGATTTAGATATTATTGGGTACGTAATTGACCCAAGAAAAGAATTTATAGAGATATTCGTAAGCGAGGATTTACCAACTGAATCACCTGTATAGATGGGATTGTTTGGTAAAAAAAGTTTTGACAAATTAGATAATAAAAATCTAATACAAGTTAAAGGCATTAAGGATGTTAGAAAATCTCTAAAGCAATTAGGCGAAACTGAGAAGAGTTCTCGTAGTCTAATAAACAAAGCTCTAAGACCTGCTGCAAAGAAAGCAGTAAAGGCTCTTAAAATGAAATATAAGCACAGGACTAAGAATAAAGTTCCTGGACAAAGATACGACCCTAGCACTAAAACGCAGAAAGTCGGCAAGTCTATAGCAGATTCGATTGGTATTATAACACCTAAAAGGTCAAGAAATCCAGGGCTATTTGTTGGTACTAGAATGAAAAATTTAAACCCAACATTTGTCAAAGGTAAAAGAAGTAATAATTTACCTGCGATGTTGCTTAATGGCACAAAGAATAGAAAGCATAAAAGTGGTAAATCAACAGGTAGAATACAGAATCAACCTAATTACTACAAAGAAGTTATAGATCAAAAAGGTGAAGATATTTCAGCAACAGCCGAAAGAGATATGATGAAGATGCTAGATAAGATGATAAAAAAAGCAGGATTTAAATAGACGTATGTTTCAAGATATAGGAAAAGTAATAATAACAAGACTTAACGCTACATCAGCTTTCACAACAGCTAATGGTGGTGTTAATAGAGTCTTTCCTGTGATTATACCGCAAGGTGTAACATATCCTTCGACCACGTTCGAGATAACCAACGTAAGCAACTTTATGAGTAAAGGCAGCTCGTTGAACTCTTGTGACGTATCGATTCGGATAGCTTGTTTCGCTGACGTTTATTTAACAACATATAGTCAAGCTAAGGCAGTAGTAGAAGCCTTAGATTTGTACGAGGTGGACTACACCGAAGATGGTGTGACTTATACCGCTAAGTTTAGGTTTGAAACCCTAGATGATGAGTATTTTAAGTCACCTGAAAAGTTCTACAAAAACGTAATATTTAATTGTTTAATAATCAAAAACTAAATAAAAATGGCAATTCAAAATGCAACTAACGTAGCACTTAGAGTCGGTGGTAGAACTGATGGTAATACTATCGCTTATGCTACATCAGCTTCTCTTTCTATCAATATGGATTTAAGAGATTCAACAACAAAATCGTCACTTGGTTGGCAAGAAAACCTTGCAGGTTTAAAATCTTGGGAAATGAGTGGAGATGCTTTTGTAGAATTAAGTGCAGCAACAGCAACAGGTAACGACCCTTTTAA